AAATTAATCCTCTAATATATTGCTTGAGGTAAATTATGGCAAATAGTAAAAAGATTAAAGTTAAAGTTAATCCGATCTATCCAGCAGATAGTATTGGTGACGCTATTACTGGTATTAAATTTACCAAAGATGTATGGGAAGAAGTAAGCCTTAAAGACTGGAGTAGGTTAAAAGAATCCAGAGGTCGTATGTGGGATCATAGCATGCCAAGATTTATCACAGAAGATCAAGACTGGAAAATTACAAGAGTCAAAGAATCTGAATTGACTATAGACAATATGGTTGATCCAGTTGTTGAAGAGCCTGACATTTCTGAAGATTGGTATGGATCCGAGGAAGAGTAAAAGATATGTTTGCAAACATATTAGAAGTATAAGTTAGGAGTATTGTATGTCAACAACATCATATAATACATCAGGTACAATATCTGATGTGCTTATCGGCACAGGTGTTTTGTATGCAGCTAATAAAGGAACAGCGTTCCCAGGTGCAGACAGCACTACAGCTACTGAGTGGGCAGAAATTGCCTCTGGGTGGTCAGATGTTGGTTATTCCGAAGATGGATGGACTCTAGAGTACGATAAGTCTTTTGAGGACATCATGGTTGCAGAGGAAATTGATCCAATTAAATCAGTTAAAACTGCACAAGAAATAAGAATCACTGGAACACTAGCTCAAGCAAGTTTAACAAACTTAAACCTTGCTTTTGGTGGTGGAACTCTAGATGAAGATGACACAGCATACGGAGATGGATATGACACATTAGTGCCACCAGCTACAACTGGTTTTAACGAAAAGTCATTATTGTTAGTAACTGAAGGTGCCTCTGGTGCAATCAGACACTTTCAAATTCCTAGAGCTGTCAATGTTGGTGCATTTTCTATGGCTCATCAAAAAGCACCTCAAAAAGTGCTTATTGCTGTTGAGTTTAAAATTCTAGTTCCAGATTCAAGTTCAACATCTGTTGGAACAACTGATGGAAAAGAAAATCTATTTAGAATAGTAGAAAATACTAACGGCTCAACTGAAGGAGTTGTTAACTAATTCGCTTTAACGATGGGAGGAGAAACACATGAGTAAGCGTTTTAAAGATTTTAGTGCTGCGAAAGAGGGCGTTAATAAGGAACCAATTGTGATTGGGGTAGACGGAGAAGAATTTACTTTTCCACCTTTCCTTACAGCAGAGACTGTTTTAACACAGTTAACATGGCTGGAAGAAGATGGCTCAATCGCAGCACCAAATCTACCAAAATGGTTTGTCGCAATTATGGGACAAGACAATTTTGATAAAATATCAGCAAAGGTAGATCTACCTACATTGCAAGAAATATCACAACATCTTATGTCTGAATACGGTATGACACCAGAAGATCTTAATGCTGTACCAGTTGAAGACGAGGATGAGGGTGATAGCCCAAAATAAGTTATTCAATTGATGACATACTAGATAAATGGTCAGCAGTTGAATCAGACTTTATAAAAATATATAACATATATGAACCATTAGAAATTGAATGGCGCAAATTTTACAGATTGCTTGGTACAATTCCTATAGATCAATCATTATTCTTTGCAGACGCATATAAGGCAATAGTGGATGGTGATGATCCAACGGAAGCATTGTCTAAAGATCCACCAAAAAATTGGTATAAAGAGGAACTAGACAAACGCAGAGGTAGATCGAAAAGGCAAAGAGTTGCCACTTCCATAGATGATATGATCACAGATCAAAAGAGAATAGGTAAAGAAGATGCCCCCACAAGCTAAGGTTGGATTTCTAAAATTAATGATCGGTGCTACACCAGTAGGTGATGCACTTCGTAATGACATACAACAAAGTGGTCAGGCTATGTCCGATGCCACCAAAAAACTTCAATCAGCGCAGTATGCAATTATTTCAGGTGCTTTAGTTGGTATAGCAGCAGTAACATTTGAATTGATAAAAGCTGTACAAGCTACAGCAATGTTTGAAAGTGCTTTTGCAGGAATAAGAAAAACAGTAGAGGCTAGTGAGTCTCAATTTGAAGATTTATCAAGATCTATTTTAAGAATGTCAACAACAATACCTGTATCAGCAGGTGAGCTGGCAAGAATTGGTGAGTTAGGTGGTCAGTTAGGTATATCTGTACAAAACTTACCAGAATTTATTTCTACTGTTTCTACTCTTGCAACTACTACTAACTTAACAGTTGACAATGCAGCGCTTGGTCTTGCACGACTTGACGCAATTGCTCAAACTAATGGTGAAACATTTTCTAATTTAGCTTCAACAATTGTAGATCTTGGTAACAACTTTGCAGCTACTGAATCTGAAATTATGACAACTGTTTTGCGTATTGCTCAGGCAGCAGCACAGGTTGGTGCAACAACACAAGATGCTTTAGCTTTTGCAACTGCA